CCCCGCATATATGCGTATGAGGGTCATTCTTGACGCTTTCGATGTGTGCTTCCAAAAAGTCAGTTGTTGTCTTCTTGGACGAAATGACACAGAGGATACCCGGTACGTGTCCCAAGCGATTGAACTGACCTGTAATACGGGCGCGTAGCTGTTTGTACACGGCTTCTGCGGAGTTTTCGTCATCTTCTTCCTTTACTGTTTTTCTGGTTCGGAAAGAAACTTCGTCAAATATTCCTGAGATAACAGCAATAGAGAGAGCGTGCTGTAATTTTGAACCCAAAATTAATTTTATATTTTGGGGTAATAATACTTCATATTGTTCTTGTTTATCTCCCATCGTATTCAAAACACGTCTTAATCCTATTTTCTTTTTAAGAGGGCTAACGTTTTTGAAATAAGGGCTTTCACTCATCATTCGTCTGAATGTATCAGCTAAAGCTCCTTCGGCTTTTTCCAAAGAAAGAGTAAACAAACCAAAATATAAACTAGTATTATCTGCTAAACCAAAATAAGATGGAGGATTTCTAAGACAAGATAATATTGTCAACTTATACATTTGAGCTATGATAGCTGACCATGTTTTTCCAGTACGAATAGCTCCCGGAAAAATCATTTCGTGAATTTCATTTCTTGGGTTTAGACAGAAAGTTAAGTTTTCTCTCCAAGGAGGGTATATTTTATTGTAAATAGGCCCCAAATAAGTAGGAGTATTTAAAAACTCTTCTGGAGATGGTGGAGTCCGTATAAAATCTTCTTTCAATAAAGCCGAAATAGCAGTAGATTCTTCTAAACGTCCTGCGGTATTTTCTAATAGAAAATGAAGAAGAATACTTCTTTCTACTGGAAGGAAGGAATCCCAAGATAGTTGCTTTTTTAGAAATTTTTCTAAAAACTGCTGAGACGCCGCTGGATGAAATTTTAGAAGCTTCTCTACTTCAGATATAGCTAACTCTTGAAACGCTGCCGCCTCTAAAGACTCTTCACTTAAGTCCTGTGTTAAAATTGCGCTCATTCTTTATCATCTTTTATTGGTTCAGCTATTATTTGTACATCTTCAACATCATTTAAATCTGTATATACATTTTGCTCTACTTTTGATTTAATCTCGTCAATAACCTGTAATAACTGCTGTCTCTTAAGTGGGCTTAGTTGTTTTACCTTATCTGACAATGCAGTTGGGACAGGATTTGACATTGTTTGAATTGCATAAGCCACGTTGGAAAACAAATCAAAACCTTGTAATTGGTTTTCAAGTCGTTTTAATCTATCTTCATTTGTAGAAATAAGAGTTTTTAAAGTTTCAGCTTTTTCTCTGGCATCTAGGAAAGGATAGCTTTTTCTAAGTTCCCTTCTTAGCTCTGCTTCAAACTCTACGTCCATTGCAAGATCATGGATATGCTTACGTTGAAGCTCCATGAATAAAACTTGCATTTTAAGACGTAATTGTTCGGCTCTCTTGGCTATTATGTTTCTTACGCTTTCAGGAAGATCGGACTGACTGTTAAGCCAAGAAATTATATTTTGCCAGATTAGAGTATCAAACTCTTCTAAAGAAGCCGGATTTTCAATTGTATTTGTTTCATCAGTCATACACTATATGTCTTATAACTTCATCAACCACTGTAAAAATCCTTGAAGTTATAAGTTTATTTACTCTCTTTCTTGATTCGTTGTAACTCGTTATGCTCATTAACTATTTGTTGTAGTACCTGTATATTGTTTGAATACACAACTATTTGCCCTGTTTTTCCTCCCATGGGATTTTTAACTGTAATAGATCCTATGTACATTTGTTCTTGAATTCTGCGGGCGCGAGGAGCAGCCAATACCCATTCAGACATTTTAATACCTCCCAAATTTATACCATTTTCTTTTCTCTGGCCATGCAGCGTTTTCAGCAACCGAAAACTTCAATGCTTTTTCCGCAGCATCTCTCAAGATAGAGAATATGTTTCCTATCCTTTCTACATCACCAACATTTCTATTTACATATTCTATATCTTTTTTAGATAATTCTTGCAAAAAATAAAAAGAAAAGCTATCGTATAACTTATTCACAGAAGGAATTGTTATCATGACATCTGTTTCTAATTTCTTCATCTTCCAATCTAATTTTCTTTTAAACATACTTTTCCTTTACAAAAGTTTATTTATAGTTTATCTAATCTCATTTCCTCTTCTTCAGTTGATAAAGCTTGTTGATAAGCAACATTAAAATCACTTACTTTCTTGCTTGCCAAAAGATCTAGCATAGTGCCAGCTACTCTAAAAAACTTATTGGTTGAAAAGCCAAGAGCCTTAGCAGCTTGCTCATATCTTCTTTTATCTGTACGACCAAGAATTAGTAAAAATGTAACTTGTGCTCTATCATCTATCATCAAAGCTTTTGATTTTTTTGCCTGTTTAGGCGTTATCTCAAAAGGAATTCCTGTCATTTAGTCCACCTTTATTACTCTGTCTAATATTAATCTAACAAAAAAATACACAAATAAAAACAAAGTAATAATAGGAGAACAAATAAATATAGCTATTTTGTTAAGAAGGTTGAATCGTACTCCCGGAGAATTTCTTGCTATTAAATCTTTCATATGAAAGTAAAAAGCAAACCATACCGGAACGAGAAAAAGACCCGCCACCACAAATAGCATTATTTTCATTTTACTATTCCTTTGTGTTTAATTGTAATACTAAAAACTTGTAATGTCAAGCATAAAAGAAAAAAGCTGGCAATGCCAGCAATTTTTCTTTTTAAAATATATGTTGCATTATGGAGTTTCAGCAGGAACCTTGATTATTTCCTCTATAATTTCAATCTGATCATACAAGGTTCCATTCCGAGTTTTATCAACTAAAACTTGAAAATAAGTTTGCGCTTCATCTTCAGACACATACTCTAATTGGTCCGCTACAACTTTAACTCCAGCCCTATAAGGATAAACTGAATATCTCTTATTTAAACTATATCTAGGATTTGTCCATGCCGTGACTTGGACTCCTGTGTTATATTCTATCGCCATTTTTTACTCTCCTTAACTAAATTATCGTGTGCGACCGAGGGAACCAGCAACAGCAGAAGCGGTCGCCGCTGCATCGGCTCCTTGTCCTATAGATGCTTTATTGCCACTAAGCCTTGCTAAAGTTTTACTAATTTGTGGTAATCCTAATCCTTTTGCAAAAAGATTATGGAATCCTTTTCTAATTCCTTTATTTCTTTTAATTCTATGTCTTCGTGCTTTGTCTTGCGCTGCCTTTTCTTTTGCCGCAGAGCGTGCTTTACTTTTAGCGTCTTGTCCCGCAGCTTTTTCTTCCGCAGCTTTTTCTGCTCTGAACTTATTAGCATCCTTAGCTGCAAACTTAACTTTTTCTTTTGTATCCTTAGTTTGACCAGCTACATAAGCTGCATAATCTTTTACAGCAGCTTTATTAGCTGTTTTACTGTCCGGCGTACCAGAAGTGCTGATGTGCTGTGCCCAAGCTATTCTAGTCTTTTTCTCAGTAGCGGGGGCGGGTTGAACATAACCAGATGCTTTTATCTGATCCGCTCTTTGACCATATTGATTTTCAACTGAACCTTTACCCTTCTTAGGTAATACGGGTCTTTTTCCTACATTTACTTGCTTTTTATCTCCTGTAAGAAATTCGCCCATTCTAGCTGACATAGCATTGTATTGATGTCCTGTAAGTTCATCCTTAGTCATTTCCGGAGCGGTTCTTTTAGTCCAAGCTTTATCTTTTTCTCGCTCTTGTTGTTTAATTTTAACTTTAGGATCTTTAGAATAAGAACGCTCTTTCTTTTCAGCAGACCTAGCTGCAAACATTGCATCCATTTCAGCAGCTATTCTTTCTTTTTCAGTTTTAGCTTTTTTAGAAGCTTCCTCAGCCCCCATGGTTTCTTTTTTGGCTTTATCTCTAGTTTCTTGCTCTTTTCTGATGTTTTCTTTTGCAACTCTAGCCCTCTTTTGTTCTGGAGTTTCTTGTGGAGGAGGCTCCGCTTTCTTTTCTTTAGGTGGAGCTTCTTTAGGAGTCTTATCTTCTACACCAGAACCGGGTTGTTTAGCTTTATCTTTTAAATCATCTGCTACAGTTTTTTTATTCTCTTTACCCGCAGGAGGTTGTGTTACGTCTGATTCTGGATCCTTTGGTTGTTGGACTCCCTCAGATCCTCCTCCCGTTGGAGGAGGTGGTCCTGTTGGTGCTGTGCCAGTTACGGCAGGGGCTTCGCTAGGCGGCGTACCCCCCGGCGCTTTTGTTTTCAAATCTTGTTTAACACCTTCTGCTGGTGTTACTGGTGTTTTAGCCTTATTAAGTCTATCTCTAAGATCTTTGACTTTTGTATCAACATCAGGAACTGATGACTGTGCTTCTGCTTCAGCAGCTTCACCCGGTTTTGGAACAACTGGTGCTTTAGGAGGAGGGGCTTCTACCCCTTTTGCTCCTTGTACCCCAACCTGATTGGTTGGTTGTGTGGGTGCATTACGTGGACGACCCACTGGAGCAGGAGTGGGACGAGGCGTAGGTGTCTGCCCTGCTCTTCTATCATTACGAAGTCTAGTTACTTCATCTCTATCTGATGGAACTCCTGTTCCAAGCATTTTTGAAATATCATCAGGATATTTCATAGTATGCTGGCCAACCCTTGGGGTTGTTCTTGCTGCCTCTGCTCCTACACCTTTTTGAACTGCTTCGTGTCCTTTTGCAGTTGAAGCTGCATAAGCAAAAGGACTTCTTTTTTCTTTTGCTGTTTTTGCTGTAGCACCCTGAACATTCGGCGTAGTATCTGTCTTTACTGGTTGTACTGGTTTTATATCAGCTTTAAGAGGCTCACCTAATGGAGTATCCTCGTTATCCGGAGGTTTGGGGGTAGGGGGATCGGGAGGTTTAGGTGGAGGCGTAGCTTTCCTTGTCTTTTTTTCCAACAAGGCAAACCGATTAATGATATTCTTATATTTAAAGATTTCGATCATTAGGCATTTTGAGGCGTAGCTGTACCAGTTTCTTCGTCTTCCTGTGCCCCACCAGATGGAGGAGGAGTTTCTGCTGTATCTGCGTTATCGGCAACTTCGTTGTCAGCTTCTTCAGTTAATGTCTGCTTAATAAGATCAGCAAAACCTTTTACTTGCCCAACAAGGAAAGTATCTTCTTTCACTTCTTCTAATTTAGCAGCAATTTCATTAACCTTATCAACAGCTTCTAATGTTGGATTATCCGCTGTATTAGCTAAAAAGGCAGCTTCTTCCTTATAACCAGCTTCAAACAAAGTATTGATAAGATAACCAACAGAATCAGGATCAGAATAGGCAGCGAGGTCTTCGTCTAGAATAGACTCCATAACCTGTCCAACCATTTCTCCAAGTCCTGCCTTAGAATGTTGGTCAATCATTTCACCCTGCTTTTCAAATGAATTGGCTGGCTTAGGCATTTGAAAAGCCCAAGCTAGTGATCCAAACCAATCACCGGGAAGCATCTGGCGACTTGTTTCACCGGGGGCATCATTAGAATTACCCTTGGTAATGTTATCTGGACCCGAAGTGAAAGCTTCTCTGAATATAGCCTCTACGAAATCGTTGACTTGCTTTTTGTCCATATTTTCCTCTTTAAATAAATCGTTAAATTTTGGAGCAGGAGTTGCCTTCTCGTCGGGCTTTACTCCGAGTACTTGTTTTGCTCTATCTTTTGCTGTTACTGTGGCTGGTTGACCAGCACCGGGAGCCGCCCTATTTGGATCTATTTTCGCTACTTTAATACCACCTAAATGGCGTGGATTAGCTTCCCTAATAGGAACCATTTCATATACTTTTTTTCTAACTATTTCCATTATATTATTAATGTGTGTAAAGTCTTCTGGCTTATCCTTATTAGCTTTTGCAGCCGCTTTGTCAGCAACTCTTTTAGCTATTTGTGCATTCATTTTATCAATAGCTGTTTGAGATGCTGCTCTGGCTGTTCCCATTTGAACATCAGCGTCTTTACCTTTCGCATCTTTAACGGGAACTGTTGCTACTGCATTAGGATCAAACTCAGGTCTTGCTTTTGAAGGCATAAGTGATTTACCTAGAGCAGTTAGATCAGCAAGGACATTCTTTTCATCGCCCCTTATAACAACATCTGTTCTTGCATTGGCAGGATCTGCATGAGCAGGACGATGTCTAGGAATTTTCAATCCTGCTTGAAACCGTCTACCAGCTAAAGCTTCCTTATCAGGATCTCCTGCAAAAGAAACTCCAGCGGCAGGAGGAAGTTGTCTTCTTGCAGGAGGAGTAGGAGCAGGAACAGGAGCCGTTGATGGTGCAGTAAGAGTTAGATGACTTCCAAGAGGAGTTTGTGCATGACGACTTCTGGCTCCAGCAACAGAAAGTGCTTTATCAAGTGCTTTTTTAGCAGCAGTTAATCTTGTTTGTTCTGGAGTAGCTGGCGAAGGCTCTGGCGCTGTGTGGCCAAGATCCTGTTCTCTTTTTAGGTATGCTGCCACTTCGGCATTAACATCTCTGGTAGAGACGCCAGCCGGAGCACCTCTAGATGATCCGCCCGAGAGACCGTCTGGAAGAGAAGCCCTAGATCTCCAACCAGTTGGAATAGTTGCATTTGGTGTAGCCCTTTTACTTGGTGGAAGATTCACCCGTTGAGCAGTCAGTGTTTCTCCACCACCAAGTTGACCAGCACCTACTCCTAACACAACAGGAGAAGTAGAATGACCTCTAGCTTTAGTTGTTTTATCAACTACGAAAGGGCCTCTACCAGCTTGGTTTGGTGCCCATCCTGTAAATGTTGGTTTAACTTTTTCCAATAAGTTATTAATTAATGCTTTAAGTGCTTCTGGCTTCGGGGTAGGAGCAGCGGCGGTTGCGTTTCTTCGTCTTTCTAACGCCGCCGTTTCTCTTGCTTTTACTCTTGCGAGGCCGAGAGTAGCCTTTGTCTTTACTCTTTCCGCAGAAGTTTTACGACCTTTGCCTTTACGTACTCTTGGATTACCGATTGCTGTCTTATCTAAAGCTCCTCTAATCCTTCCACCCAAACTTATTTCTTGAGCGGAAACTTGTGTTGGAGAACCATAATGATGTCCAGTATTAAACCCCGGTGCCGCTGCAACGCCTTTATCGGCTTGAACACCAGCCATTCTTCTGTCAAGAGTTCTTGACTGTGACGGAGTTAAATGAATACCTCTTATACGATCTTGGCCTTCTGGAGCTTTAGTTTTTATTTGTGGAACGCCGGGAAGATCAACAGTCTGCTGATATCGAGGGGCCTGACCTGTATTTTCACCACTAATAAATTCGTGTTCACCAGATTGAACAGGTGGTTTATCATAAAGTGGTGTTATTTTTGCTTTCGGTTTAACAACCTTAACATCAATTACTTCCCCTTTATCTCCATAAGTTACTTCTGGTTCCGGTTCTTCTTTACTAGGCAATTCAATGTCTACAGCTTTAAAAACACTTAAAGGTTGACCTTCTCTAGAAGGGTGCGTACTACCCATGGCCGTAGCCACATCGTGTTCCCCTGCTGATTTGGCAGTTGCAGCACTAATAGCTTGACTGGCAGTTTTTCTCTTCTCTTGTTTAGTAAGAGGTCTACCCAAGGTTTTTTCTTGTTCTGCCCAAGCTTTTTCACGGGTGACTACGTGAGGAGGCTTAACATCTTTACCTTCAACAAAAAAGGTAATTACATCATCAATTTTCATAAAAACCCTTACCAAACTTTTTTAGTCTGACTTGCCTTGAAATAGGTTTTCAATGTAGATTCTGATTTCTTTTCTTCTGGTTTCTTGGCATCTTCTACAATAGCAGCCTTGTTAGCTTCATATCTTTCATTGATTGCTTTCTTACGATCTTCAACAATCTTTGAAGCGCCAAGATTCATGAAATCTTTAATAGATTTTGATTCATCGGGTTTCTTTTCATCTAGCCGGGGCTTCAACCCAACTTCTCTTAAGGTATCAGTAAGGATTTTATTTTTTGCCATTTTCTTTCCTTTGTCTTCAGATAAGGTGCCTATATTTTTTGCAATATAACTATCACTAACAGATAAACCAGAAGCTGCATATTTAACTTCTGGTGCTTCTTCTTTAGTTAATCCAAAATCAAAGGACGCAATGTTTCCGAATTCATCTTCGGAAACGGAGATCCATTCTTGGACAGTTTTTCTAGCTCTAACTGTAAGCGAGGTTTGAGGTGAGGTAGCTAATTCAGATGGTTTTATTTCAGAATCATCATGTACATCATCGTCATCATCTGTGTCTTGGCTTGTTATCGCGCCGGTCTTCGGATCCACTTTGGAGGGGCCTGTATAGCCCAAGGGATTCGTCGCATCCATATCTGCGGTTTCTTTTATCTTCATTAAAAACACCTTTAATAAAAGGGTATTTGCCTTCTATTAAAGTCTAAATTTTTATAGTAAATAAAAAAAAATCTTGTATTTACAAGGTTTTATAAAGATATATTTAAACCCATATTTTTTTTAAAAAATCTATTTTTATGTGCTATCTTCATTTTTTGCTTCGTTTCCTCACTATGTCTTAAACCTTCTCTTCCGTGAGGTCTACCTACCACATTCTTAGGTTTTCTCATTTTTTCTTTTGTTTCTTTAGAAAACTTTTTACCTTTACGAGCTTCACTAATCTTCTTTTTAGTTTCATCACTCATACTTTGTTTAGCAATACTCATTTTCTGTTTAGTTTCTTCAGAGCGTTTAATACCAAAAGGAGATCCTGCAATTGGATAAATATTATACAAACCTAAAGGCCAACAAACATCTAACCATTCTTGTTCTTTTTTAATTAAATTTTTTTTTATTTTCTATATTTTCTTCTATATTAAATAAAAAATTATTTTCGCCATATTTATTCCAAGAATTTTGTAAATGAAAATTAAAATGTTTATTTTTTCTCAATTGTTCCTTATGTTTATTAAATCTAGACAAAATATTAATAGCACTACCAATATATAATTGTTTAGTAATTATATTTTTAATCGTATAAATTCCTTGTTTCATTTTATAGCTTATCCATTTAAAGGATTGGGTTTGTTTAGATTATTAGCTATTTTAGCTATGACACTCAAAACATTTTGGCTTGTGATGTTATATTTTTTGGACAGACGATTTAATTCTAATTTTTGAGGAGAATTAACATATGAATAATAAATGTCCAAATCCCTCAAAGCCAAAGACAAAAGACGCTTCTCTGGTATCCTGATCGTCTTACCAGCAAAAATATAAAGAAATTTCAATAAGGAATTTAAAGGTAATATTTTAGTCAATTCTGGAAGAACGTCGAACTTATCTCCTGTATATAGAAGGAGGTCCGCATAAAATTCTTCTTCAGTTATTTTTAACCTATATATAAAAGGGAGAAAATCCTGAATTTTCTCTACCGTCTCATAATCTAGACTATTCTCTAATTCCTTACTTTTCTGCATCGAATATCATGTTTTTTGTAAAAGTTTTATCGTTAGAAAAACGATTACCTCGTTCTGCTTCGATATCATGTCCTTTACAATCTCTCTTATAAGTTATAGGAGTGCAAAATATACAAGCTTCCCTATAGAAGCAAGGAGCACAATGGACTTCTCCATTAATAAGGTAAGTTTCAACCATAATGGGTCTATCACAATTTTTACATTTAAGCATGATCTTCACACAAATGTTTAGATGTTCCGTCTGACATTACAACTTCTTTTACTGCTCGATTGTTATCAAACTCACAGCGGTGGTCTATATCAGACCCGATATCTTCCAGAGTAAAAGATTTTTCTTTCTTTTGACGAGGCGCTCTTTTTGGTTTATCCACAGGAACAATAGTTATCCTTGTTCCAGTAGCAGCAATCACCTCAGTAATAAGATAGCTATCACCCGGATTCTCCAACATAAGAACTTCAATCTCTCTAGAAGCTTTTTCTATATCATCATATATCGGGTGGTTTGTCGATACTACTACAAATCTTCCCTGACGATTTTTCATTTTTATTACCTTTTACCTTTTTAAAACGATATTTATACTTAACTGGTAGTAACCTTACTACCTCTGGATCTGCCCTACCATTCATTTCTTCTACTACATCTTCTACGGATTGTTTTGAGGCAGATAAAGTTCGGGGCAACTCTCTCCATTTACCTCTCTCAAAATATTCTACGATATACACTGGCTATGGCCTCCTTATGACAGGTCTTTTTCTTTGACCTGAATTCCTTGACTTTTAACTATTTCATCCGGCTTACTGAATATATTAAACCTATCCTTATCTTTGATAAGGGTATCTTCAATAGACGGAATTCTAGATTCTAGTTTAGGATAAACTGGAGTAATTCCATATCGCTCACAAAGCAGAGGAAGTCCAAGAAGGACACATTCTGTTATGGCAATATTGATGGAGAGTTTGGTAGGAGAGTCATTAACGACTTTTCTCACCATCTCAAATATAGAGGGATCAACCCGCCAAATATAACTAGCGTTTTCCATGTGTTAAGTTTCTAAACTCATGTCTTACTAATTGTATATCTAATACAGATAACCCTTCTTTTATACCTTCAAAAATACGCTTCAAAATAAACGTAACTTCATCTCTTGAACTTGCTGTAGAAACTAAAACGTTTTCATCGTTCTTACGTGTCATTATCACTGCTATACTACTACCTTCTTGTGACACGCTCACTCGTTTCATTTCATCTAGATTTTCTAATTGATGGTCGTTTATTCTTACCCACATAAATTAATGGTCTAAGCGGCTGGAGTTGAACCAGCCTAAACTGCGCCCCAAACGCAGCGGACAGCCGCTATCCCACGCTTAGACTCTTTCATTAAAATGCTATTGCTGAAACCAGATACTTCATAGAAGTCGGAAACAGGTTCTCGGTCATTTTGAAGATTTCCACGGCGTATTGTCTGATTTCCCACTGGGCATGTTCTCCGGTACGGAGTTTAACAAAATGTGCGATAGATTGCAAGCTCGCCGTCCAGTAGACCTCTGAATATATTGAGAGGGGTAGTATGGCTCTAGCCTGTTCCTTCGCAACACCCTTATCCAGTAAAAAATGATAAGCGGCTATATCTCTATTACAAGAAGTCTTATATAGCATGTATAGCTCATTATCTTTATCTTCAATTACCCCGTCAGAACCCTGTTTATTAATTTTAGCTTGTGCTCTAAAAACTTCAGGGATATAAAAATCATTTTCTTTGAATTCTACATATCTACCTGATATTTCATTAAACTCACTAGCTATTCTATGTTTCATCCACTGACGAAATACAAAAATAGGTGCTTTAATATGAAAGGTTATATAACAATGCCGAAAAGGAGACGTATGTTCATTATCGGCTAAATATTTAAGTAATCTCTCATCTTTAGAATCAAAACTATCTTTTTGTTTAGCGAAGGAAATGCGGGCAGCATTGGCTACCCGCATATCGTCACCCATATGGTCTATATATTTAATAAACCCTTTATCTAAAACTTTTATTTCATCCATGCTTATTATCTACGAGGAAGAGATTGTATTTTACCAAACAACCATTCAATAAGAAGAATTAGAACAAGAATAACAAATGCTAATCCTCCAAATGGCGCTAATTTTACTAACCATGCTGGAGCAGAGAGTACTGCCAGCATGATAATGGAAATCATTAAAGCTATAACACATTCCAATAACATAAAATTCATCCTTAATTTGGACCAATTTTCTCGTACAATTATATAAATTTAATTGCCCGAACCAGAAGGACCGGATGTGCCACCAGTAAGTTGACCCTTGGAAACTTCACCATTGTAATAGCTTTCCAAAGTAAAACCAGCATAGATCCGTGGCTCACTGGCAGAACCATAAACATAAGTTAGGTTCCACATACGGATAAGTGTTCCGTAAAGAGCAAAATCAAAATCATTATAAGCATAACGAGAAGTAGCTGCCTGTTCACCTGTGAACGCTTTCATTCTTTCAACTTCATCCCAAGCCTTGTTTAGATCCGTTCCTTGACGGGAACGATAACCGTAAACTGAATATCCAAAGTGGGCGCGCTTAATCATTTCAGCACGATCATAGGCCGTCATAGCAGGAAGCTTAGGAGAGAACCCATTAACAATTGCTGGCCAATCAGATGGCCAATCTCCAAGGGCTGGGCGAACCCAATCATCAACTGGTTCTGGATTAGTGGGATCGGCTCCACCGGGACCAGCGCCGGGAGGGGTTACACCAATACCGGGGCCGGGTCCGGGGGAACCCGTATCGGGAGGGGGACCACCGGAAGGTTGACCAGTTGGACCAATCGTTGTTCCGTCTGGATTTCTTCCTTCCCAAATCTGCGCCAAAGTCCATCCAATTTGTTTTGGATTCATCTTGAAGTATGTTTCGGCTGAAACGCGACCGGGATAATAAGTAGGGGTAGGCATATTAATATCTCCTTAATTTGGTTTAATTGTAACTGAAGCTTGTCCATTAGCTGGCAGAACAACAGTCTTCGGTGTACATTGTGGCAAAGGCATTGTACAGGAAAAAATAAGCGTATATGTTCCTGCTCCTGACGGTCTTGTGGCAGTAGGAACGATAGTTGGTGTCTTTGTAGGAAACGGAGTAGGTGTATTTGTTGGAATATTTGTTGGTGTCCGAGTCGGTGTCTTCGACGGTCCATATGTAGGCGTCGGAGTTACAGTATAGGTATATGTAGGTGTAGGAGAGGGTCTTGGGGTCCACGTTATCACAGGAACCGGCGTTGGTGTTGGAACATCAATCACAGGTTGCGTAGGTCTTGGTGGTACTGAAGTAGGTAAGGGCGTCCATACCGCTGAAACAGAATGTTGTACTAATACAATATTATGACCAATGGCTATTAACATTAAACTAATAGCAATCAATCCCATTAAATATTTTAATAGATTAAGCATATTTTCTTAATAATCTCCGGTCTGATGAAGAGCCACCAGACCGGAGAAGTCTACTACTTATTTACCCTTTTGTCAAGTATTACTTTGGTTCAGGTGTGCCAGCAGAGATTCCGATTGTTGCAGCCTTGTCAGGTATAACTTCAATATCGAGTAAACCTACGAGTTCTTCTACGCCTGTTCCTAGATCTACGTCAGCAGTAACGCTGACCTGTGCTGGTCCACGTTCGCCAGCCGTTGTTGCAACTGCGGTCATACCATCAGCAGATGCTTCAACAAGAATAACTGGATCAGAAGAAGCCCATACGGGAACGCCTTCGACTTCGGCCTTGTGGCCGTGCTTGTCGAAAAATGCAACCGATAGTGTAACTTTCTGATCGTCGGTTAGAACGAGTGATGCCATGATTTATTTCTCCTCTTTATTTTGAACTGGACCTATTTTGATTCTTGCTTTAACAGCACGCTTCTTATGCTTTTTTTTAAATTTATGTTTATGTTTTTTTGTACTTATGAGTATGATTTTCATTGTTCCCCCTTATTTCATCAATACTCTCTTTTTTAGTTGAGACGGGGCCTATCTTAAATACTATACGTTCTTGTACATTATCAGGATTGGATTTTTTTGGGGTACAAAAAACCCAAAGATAAATAATACTCAAAATAAAAAATATAATTAAAAAAAATATAAGAATTGAAATCATGATATTATAACAATTCTGGTAATGTATCCATTGGGTTTAAATGGCTCTGTGGTATGAACCACGCCTTTGGTCTCTTATTACCGTGATCAGTATAAAATTCGGATAAATTCTTTGCCTCTTCAGCAGTCGTCCATCCGTATATCTTAAATAGTCTCTTTGTATAGTCAAATCCTTTCAAATCCATTGAAACACCTATGAAAATTGCATCTGGAATTTTGTCAGAATTTCTTACAGTTAATTCTGGATTCTTAGGATAAGCAGTTCCACGTATATGATAGCCATAAACATCAGGCTCATGAAAAGTATTAACTGTAAAAGGATAAGGCTGTTCTATTCCTTTACAAAAAGCCATTTCAGCTAAAACACCTTTAATATGAATATCTAATGAATAGCTAGGATCAACTCCATGTTGATTTTTACGGTCTAGAGACTCTTTATGTCTTACGGAACCATAATATGTTGCTCTACAGTATTCTTCATTTGTAAATGTAATTTCGGTATTTACTATTCTCATTTATAAAATTTCCTTTAACATTGCTTGCATTACTTTCTTTAGTCTTCCTGATTCATATTTTAAATCATATTTTTTCTTTTTTTCTATCCCAAAATAAAGTTCTTTTTTTGAGTCTAAATCTCCTTTAGAAGTTAAACCAAAAGATTCTATGACAAAATCATCTTGTTTAATTTTGTTTCTCTTAATAGCCATTACGAAATAACTTACAGCATCAGATTTTCTATTAAATATTCTTCCTTCTGTTGTTGTAAAATATTTACCATTGATATTATTAAAAATATCATATAAATATTTACCAGATGATTTATGCCTTATTTTATACAACATAACAAAGAAAAGTGGTAGTCCAGCATTGCACTGGAAGGGAGGGGAATTGGCTAGGCAACCCTTGCTCCGAAGGCCAATTTTACGCCAAGTATTCGATCAACGGCTTTTACCCCGCCGTGCTACCACCAGAAGTCCCTTTCTGTTTAATGACATTTGGTGTACTTCCTTCTTTAAATATGCATTTCTGTCCGCAATCTTCACACTTACCGGCTGAATGCATTTTTCTTCTGTGTCCACACAGACATAATCTATAAGTTCGTTGTTTCATGATTTACTCTTGATTTGGGTAGAATCCTCTTCTTAACCCCTTTCTTTAAAATATTCATTGCTCTCTTACATTTACTTGGACCAAATTTACTAAAATGACATTTCTCATACGGAATATCCATATGCTTTGATAACCATCTATATAAATCGTCTCTATAATCTGTATTTTCTTTTTGCCATATATCATCAAACATTTGATGTGCTTGTGCTCTTGCTTCTTTTGTTATTATGTATCTTTGTTTATCTGTTAATCGTGGGCGTTTCTTTTTTCTCTTTGATGATCTTATCTGCATATCACGTCCAAAGATACCGACGTATCTTGATCAACCGAATAAGGTTTGCATCATCTACCTCGGCATCATGGCCGTCTACTGAGTCCCAGTCTCCGTTTTTTCTAGCAGGAAGCGTACTCTGCCACCAGTAATAAAGCTCAACAGCTTCA